GATTGCTACATACCAATTAAAATATTAGGAAACTAAAATGCAAACATTTATTTTAACACAAACACAGTTTAATCAATGGGATAATTTTTGTTTAGACAATGGTAAAGCTATGTATGAACACGGAGATGCTTACATGAATGAATACAATGAAGAAACTAAAACATTTAGTGTGCGTGTATCTCAAACAGAACAATCAGGAATCATAAAGTTTTTAGAAAAAGTGCTTGACACTTTCTAGAAAATTGAAGTATAATAACTTCACATTAACCACTACTATATATAGGAGATAAAAATATGGCAGTAGCAACAGGGATAGCGTACTGGACGAGCGTACTAGTACCTAACGAAACTTTTGAACCAGTCTACACAGTAGACCTAGTAATTAGTGAAGAAGACGCTCAAGATTTTAGCTCACGAGGAGTTAAAGTCAAAGACTTTTCATTGAAAGATGAGAGCGGTGAACCCCAATACATAGGGAAAGCTGTGACTATCAAAAGAAAAGTGAATGCTAAGAATGGCAGAAGACCTGCTCCAAAGCTCTACAATCTAAATAAAGAGCCTATGGATACTACAGTAGGTAATGGCTCTGCAGTCAAGGTACAATACAATGAATTTGCTTGGGATTACGCAGGTAAATCAGGTGTTAGCCTAGACTTTCAAGCCATGCAAGTGCTAGACTTAGTACCTGTAAAGTCACAAGACGGAGACGAATTGAATCCGTTTGGTGACGGGGAGGAATTCTAATGACTGATGAAGATATCATGTTAGAAGAACCTAATAAACCTTTCATTACTATTGATGATGTACAAGTTTTTGTAGAGGATTTGCCTGATGAAGGTCAGCAAATCTTTGGAAGACTTCAACGACTCAATCAAAAGAAAGCTAATGTCACACTTGACTTGGAAGAGTTACAAGCAGGCATTAATTTCTTTTCAAATAGAATCGTAGCAATCTACAATGATGAAAGTGCTCCCTCAGAAACTGAACTTGACGATAGCACAGAAGAAAGTTAAGTTTATTTAAAAGTTGGCTAGGCATTACTGTGTATAGTGTCTAGCCTTTTTTATGGAACAAATATGAACAATCACAGAAGTCCTTTTTATAAAACTCACCAACCCTGTCCTGACTGTAACAGTAGCGATGCACTATGTATTAATGAAGACAGGTCAACTAAATGTTTTAGTTGTGGAAAGTTTACCCCCAAGCCAAACATAGTACCTATGAATAATAATTATAAACCTCCAATTAAACCAACGGAAACAGTACACAGTGGTACTTATGCACCCCTTACAGACAGGAGTATATCTAAAGAGACTGCTACTAAGTATGGAGTCAAGGTTGTGTATGACTCTCAGGGTGTACTAGCTCAACACAGATACCCTTACCACATAAACAACGAACAGACAGGTACAAAGATTAGATTTGTTAAAGATAAAAACTTTAAGTTTGAAGGTACGACTGCAGGGACAGGCTTGTTTGGTCAACAGCTCTTTAAAGAAGGTGGTAAATACTTGACTATAGTTGAAGGGGAATGTGATGCAATGGCAGGCTATGAATTACTAGGCAGTAAATGGGCAGTAGTTTCTATAAAAAATGGGGCTCAAAGTGCAGTTAGAGATATCAAAGAAAACATAGAATATGTAGAAAGCTTTGATAATGTAGTCATTTGTTTTGACAACGACAAGCAGGGTATAGAAGCCTCACAAAAGGTAGCAAGTATTATCAAGCCTCGTAAGGCTAAGATAGTGTCAATACCTAATGGTTACAAAGATGCCAACGACATGCTCCGTAAAAACCTGCACAAAGAATTTACTCAGGCATGGTGGGATGCAAAGGTGTATACTCCTAGTGGTATCATTAGAGTTTCAGAGAAACAAAAAGATTTTTTAGAACGAGAGAAGAAAAGCAGTGTCCCTTATCCGTGGCATGGTCTTAACAAGAAACTAATTGGCTTACGACAAGGCGAGTTACTAACCCTTACAGGTGGTACAGGTCTTGGTAAGTCTAGTGTGACTAGAGAGCTAGAGCATTGGCTTATACATCAGACCGAAGACAACGTAGGAGTCATAGCTTTAGAAGAAGATTGGAGACGTACAGTAGACGGCATCTTATCTATAGAAGCGAATGATAGGCTTTACATTGATGACATCAGGGATAAATATAAAGAGCAAGACTTAATCAAAATGTACGACAAAACATTTAGTACTGATAAAGTATTTATCCATGCTCACTTTGGTACGAATGACATAGAAGATATATTTTCTAAGCTTCGCTATCTTATTGTAGGCTGTGATTGTAAATGGGTGGTTGTAGACCACCTTCATATGCTAGTTAGTTCCATGACAGAGGGTGATGAGCGTAGGGCAATAGATAATATCATGACCAGACTTAGAAGTTTAGTTGAAGAAACAGGTGCAGGTATTATACTCGTCTCTCACCTGCGTAGAGTTCAAGGTGACAAAGGGCATGAGAACGGAGTAAGTGTAAGTCTATCTCATCTTAGAGGTTCTAATGCTATCGCTCAACTATCAGACTGTGTAATAGCTTTAGAAAGGAATCAACAATCAGAAGATGAATTAGAATCTAGGACGACAAGATTGCGTGTACTTAAATCACGTTATACAGGGGATGTAGGATTGGCAACTGCATTAGTTTACAACAAAGATACTGGTAGGCTATCCGAATATGAAGACGAAGAAATCTTGAATAGTTTTAGCTCAGATGATATAATACCATTTTAAAGGAGAAGGTATGTGGAATTAGTATTTGATATAGAGACAGATGATTTAAATGCTACAGAGATACATTGTATTGTAGCAATAGATGAGAACAACAAACAATATACCTTTGACATTATAGATGATAATATTTTAAAAGGTCTAGACTTTTTAGCAGAAGCTGATAAACTTATAGGTCATAATATTATAGGGTTTGATATACCTGTGATTAAAAAACTACATGGCATTGACTTGTGGAATCCAAGTAAAGTAGTAGATACTTTAGTATTGTCTAGGCTTTTAAATCCTGTACGAGAGAAAGGACATTCACTAAAAGTTTGGGGTTCTAAGTTAGGTGTAGCAAAAGATTTACCACCCGAAGACTTTCATATTTATACTAAAGATACTTTAAAGTATTGTATTAAAGATGTTGTTTTAAATAAACTTTTGTTTGAGTATCTTAAAAAAGAATCAGCAGGCTTTTCAAAAGAAAGTATAGACTTAGAACATCAAGTAACCTATATCTTAGAAGAACAAAAAAGTAATGGATTTAAAATAGATATAGAATTTGCTACAAATTTATTATCAGAATTAAATTGTAAGATTAAACAAGTTCAAGACGAGGTACACACAACATTCAAACCTAAATGGGTTGATGTAAAAGAAGTAACTCCTAAACTAAAACAAGATAATACTCTTTCTAAATCTGGTCTAACAGACTACGAGTACGAGGACATACAAGCATCAGGCAACATGAAACCTTTTATGCGTAAAGAGTTAGTAGAATTTAACTTAGGCTCTCGTAAACAGATAGGTGAATACCTAATTAGTTTTGGGTGGGAGCCTAATAAGTTTACACCTACAGGTCAACCCATTGTAGATGAAGGTACATTAAAAAACATTACTCACATTAAAGAAGCCAAACTAATTGCAGACTTTTTGTTGTATCAAAAGAGAATTGCACAAATTAGTTCATGGTTAGATTCAGTAGAAGATGATGATAGAGTACATGGTGCGGTGTTGTCTACAGGTGCAATCACAGGTAGAATGGCACACAGGAATCCTAACATGGCACAAGTTCCTAGTGTTAGTAGTCCTTATGGTAAGGAATGTAGAGCCTGTTGGATAGTAGACAAAGGAAACAAACTAGTAGGTATAGATGCTAGTGGTTTAGAATTAAGATTGTTAGCACACTATATGGCTGACGAGGAATATATAAATGAAATTATCAACGGAGACATTCACACAACTAACCAAAAGTCTGCAGGACTTGAATCAAGAAATCAGGCTAAGACATTCATCTATGCACTCATTTACGGTGCAGGAGACGAGAAGCTTGGTACAATCGTGCAAGGAAGTAGAAAACATGGTAAACAACTTAGAGAGTCTTTTATCAATAATAATCCTTCATTCAAAACTCTTAGAGACAGGGTTGAGAGAGCGGCTTCGAGAGGATATTTAAAAGGGTTAGACGGACGGAAGATATTTATTAGACACAGACACGCTTCTTTAAACACATTGTTACAAGGAGCAGGAGCAATAGTTATGAAAAAAGCTTTAATTATTTTATCGGATATGTTACAATTTCAAACTATCCCTGCTAAAATAGTCGCTAACATTCATGACGAATGGCAGATAGAAGTACCTGAATCCCATGCAAACGGAGTAGGTGCATTAGCAGTTAGATGTATAGAACAAGCATCTACAGAATATAACTTAAGATGTCCATTGACGGGCGAATTTAATATAGGAGACAGTTGGTATGAAACCCACTAAAAAAGATAGGAAGAAGTTTGATTTAGATTTACAGTATGGTAGTATCCGTGAGGATAAGATAGCAGAAATGCTTACTAATAAAAAGATAGAAGTCAAATCCGAAAGAGATATCTGGCAGAAGACAGGTAACATTTGTATAGAGTATGAGTCATGGGGTAAGCCCTCAGGTATCAGAGCAACTGAATCAGACTACTGGTTTCATAACCTCTGTATAGGTAAAGACGAGTACTGTACTCTTGTGTTCCATACAGATACTCTCAGAAAGATAGTAGATAAACTAGATACTTTTAAAACTGTATCGGGTGGAGATAACAATGCGAGTCGTATGTTTCTAGTAAACTTACAGAAACTATTCTCGTCAGATGTTATTAAAGCTTTTAAAGAAATTAAAGATGACAAAGAAACAGACAAAAAAGAAGTTGCCTAAACTAGATACGCTTGTAGAGGATATCTATAA